TCTTATGTAGACAGAAGCCACAAGATGGCTATTATGGCTCAACTTGCCTACAAAGGTAAGGAAGCTTGGCAGGAATTCAAAGAACTTGGATATCCATACCACAGATTTTATAGTATAGATGGTGCTCAAGTACACATTGTTTGGAATAATGGAGAGATGTCCATTTGTTTCCGAGGTACTGAACCATCAGAATTTTCCGATATTACTGCAGATTTAAATGCGTTTCCAGATAAAGCGCAAGTTGGTGGTTGGGTTCATAATGGATTCCAAAACGAACTTGAAAAAGTATGGGATAAGGTTGCAGAAACTGTATCTGATAAAGGAAAGAAAAAGAAATTATTTGTATGTGGTCACTCCCTTGGTGGTGCTATGGCTACAGTATGTGCAAGTAGGCTAAAACCTCTTGCTCTTTTCACATATGGGTCTCCAAGAGTTGGCACACGTAAGTTCGTGCGCAATATTACTTGTGAACACCATAGACATGTAAACAATAACGACATTGTTACGAAAGTCCCATTTGCCATTATGGGCTACAAACATCATGGTTCATTACGCTACATTAACTTTTACGGTAATATCCGTAAGATGTCAAAGTGGCAGAGAATCAAAGATGGTTGGAGAGGGCGTATGGCAGCATGGAAAAAGAAACAACCATTTGATGGTGCCAGAGATCACGGCATGCAAAATTATGTCAAATATCTGGAGGAAAAATAAATGGGCGACACTAATCTATACGATGCAACACTTTTAAAAGTAGTTGACGGAGACACCTGTGATGTAGATATCAATCTTGGATTTGGTATTACACTTACAAATGAACGTGTACGGATTATGGGTATTGATACACCCGAATCACGTACATCTAATAAAGTAGAAAAGGTTTTTGGCACTGCTGCTAAAAACAGACTGAAAGAAATTTTAGAAGGCGAATGCATTCTTATTACTCACGAAGATAAAAAGGGTGAGGATATGAAAGGCAAGTTTGGTAGAGTATTAGGAGATTTCCAAGTAGGCGATAAAACAGTAACACAAATAATGATTGAAGAAGGTCACGCTGTTGGTTACTGGGGTGGTTCTAAAGAAGAACTAGAACAAGCACATCTGGATAATAGAGCAAAACTATTAGCAGAAGGTATTGTGTCTCAAGCAGATGTTGATGCGGCAGAGGCAAAAATGAAATGATGGAAATGTTAAACAGAATGTTCGGTGATACGCTGTGGATTTGGACGGCTATCGCAGGCGCTTTACTCGGTGCGGCTTTTCTCGCATGGTTTAAAGAAACACGAGCTGGCATTTGGGGTTACTCCAAGTTCGACCAGTTACTAGATCATCTTGTTAACAAGTGGGGGTGGGCCTGGTTACAGGAACCACCTGATGCTTGGCGGAAAAAATATCCAAAAATAACCAGAAAAATAGATGAACTGGAGGACAGAATCAATGAACTGGATAAAAAGTAGACTTAAGGAACGAACGTCTTGGGACGGTGCGGTTCTTATCGCAGGTGGAGTAGCAATGATACTCATGCCTATTTCACTCGTAGCCTATGCAATGATTGCTTGGGGTGCTGTAACACTTTTAAAGGGACAAGGTTAATTGTCAGAAGAAACTAAAGAAGAGGTTAAAACTTACCACCCAGCCGATAGTAATGGTGATGGAACGGTAAGTGCCGAAGAAGAGGCAATGTACTTAGAGTTTAAACGTAAAGAACTCGAAGATGCAGATGCAATGAGAGATGCGCAACGTAACATGACTTGGTTCGCCTTGGCTGGTTTGTTGCTCTATCCATTTGCAGTTGTACTTGCCATGGCAATCGGTTTAGACCAAGCGGCAAAGATCCTAGGGGATATGGCAGCGACGTACTTTGTGTCGGTAGCTGCTATTGTTGCTGCATTCTTTGGTGGACAAGCATACGCAAAGAAAAAGTAAAGTGAGGTCGCAAGAGATTACCACTCTTGCGGCTTTCCAACACAAAGGAATTTTAGATGGCAGAGATTGAATACGAAGGAATCAAAGTAGGTGGCTCAAAGCTGTTGCTTTTAATTCCATTACTTGGTACCCTAGGTGGTGGTCTCTGGGGTGGTTTCGAATTTTACAAAGATTATATGGATATGAAAGAAATCATAGCCAATATAGACACCGATGCTATTTCGGCACGTAATGACGTGATCGAAACAAAACTTGGTGAGGCAATCGACTACACGAGAGATATCAAGAACGACTTGAGATCCGATGTGATGGCAATGGAAGACCTAGTGGATCGTATTGAATTAAAAACAGAAGAGGCTGTAAACCGTGTTGAAATAAGAATGGACACAGCCGAAGATCGAATTAAAAATGCAAATGCTGCTATTGAAACAACTCTTGAAGGTGTGCGTAATGAGATGAACTCACTACAGAAAGATGTAACTGCATCTATACGAGAGATTGAAGCAAGCGGCAGAGCAAACGAAAAAGATGTTCGTAATACTATGAGAGCAACCGAAACTCGTATAGATGAAAAGATGAGATTGCTCGAAAGAGATTTAAAAGAAATATTACAAGAAGCGCTTGACAATCCTTTAGCCGACTAATATGATATATACCTATGTAATCATAAGGGATTCTCCATGTTAGAACGATTTAACGCTTGGCTAATAAAAGTTTTCAAAATAAAAAGATCACTACCAGTGAACTACCTTGGTGGTAAAAGAAATGGATGATGATGACGCTTATAAGAAATATCAAAAACATCACAAATGGTTCAATAAATTATACCTAGCAGAATCTCTCGGATATAATTGCGGTCCATGTGGATTAGCACCAGATGTTTCAGGTTGGTATATGGTACGACCAATTTATAACTTGTATGGTATGGGAGCTTTTGCAGAAAAGAAATGGATTGAGAAAGGAGATTTTAAAAACGGTCCTCCTGGTCATTTCTGGTGTGAGTGGTTTGAAGGTCATCACTGGTCGGTTACTTATGAATTTATATCAGCCACAAAACCTTGGTGGAAAGCACACAGTGCATATAGAGCAGAAAAACAAGGTTTAAAATTTACTAGGTGGAATAGATGGATATATTTAGAGGACACTCCTACTGTCCCTAGAATATTAAATGATCTATCTAATGTTCCAAAAATAAATGTAGAGTTTATTGGAGATAAAACATTAGAAGTCCATTTAAGAGAATCACCTGATCCAGATTATGATATATTAATTCCCGTTTGGGGAGATACGGAACTTAAGGAAAAACCACGTGGATATTCCCCCAATTTTGGGGGCTATGAGTATATAGAAGCATTTGATGATGCAGACGGATATTTAGAAAATCCTAGATTAGGTTTTTGGGTAAAAAATTATGTCACACTTTAAAATTTTACAAGATCATGTAAACACGAAACAACTAGTGAAAGAAGTTAATTCAATTTTTCGTATCACAACAGAAGAATTTAGAATTAACACTTCACTACAAATAGGTCTACAATCTAACAAACCAGATAAAGACTGGAATAAATCAAGACAAGATGGCAATTCTAAGGATATACACCCTGGTTGGGTAAATCCTCACAATGATGGTTCTAAGCATGATGCGTGGAAAGCATCTACTGGTAGAGGACATTTATTGACAGAAACAGATTTTATACATACTATTTTTGATGCACCTATGATTAATCACTACATTGAAAAATATAATATGCACAGAACTAGGATCATGGTAAGTCAACCCAGAACGTGTCTCAGTTGGCATAGAGATAGGCAACCAAGAATACACATTCCGCTCCAAACCGATATTGGTTGTAGACTGGTTATAGAAGGTGAGGAAATGCATATGGAAAAGGGTAAAATCTACATAGCAGATACTACATTATACCACTCTGCTATGAATGCTTCAGATAGAAAACGTATCCATATTGTCGGATGTGTTTCTGAGTCATGGTCGACCATCTGCAGTGAGTTTTGATTCTTTTTTTAGCCATATTAACCAATGAACAACATCGTCGCAAGGATCATAACCAAAAGCAAGCGGCATATCTTCTTTCTCCATAGTGTGTTTATATATTATAACACATATTTGGCTAAATGTAAATATGTATCATAAATGATACACCTACAAGTTTTTTTCCAAAAAAGTTTTAAATAGTGTTTACATCTCTTGTAGTATGTGATATTATAAATTATCAAATCAAGAGAGGATAGAATATTATGAAATATGTTGTAAAGACTCAGGTTTTGGAAAACTATGGCGCTCACTGTGAAAATGGTAAATTTTCCAGTGGTAATGCATACTGGAAAGCGAAAGGTGGCGAAGATTATATCGTCTCTGGTTGTGAAAGGCCACAAGATGCTATGGCATATGTCATGGCGGCTCATTCAGTGAATAACATTGCTTGGAAGGAATTTCCTATTTCGGTTCAGACTGAATTTGAGTGGCACAATGAACTTTCAGAATTGGATGATGATTACAGAGATTTTCTTATGAAACAAGCAAAGACTTGCCAAGTCTCAGGCATTAATGGCGACGGCTGTTGCAGGCCTGCAACGGAATATCACCTGTTTTGAAACAAGCAAAAAATGTTAGCCCCTTTTAAAAAAGGGGTTTACAAGTGTTTTAAATTGTGTTATAATTAACACATCAGATCAAAAAAGAGAAAGAACTATATAATGGCACATGAACTAGAAATTATCAACGGTGAAGCTCAAATGGCCTATGCAGGTGATCTACCTTGGCATGGTTTGGGTACAAAAGTATCCAATGAACTTACACCTACCATGATGATGGAAAAAGCAGGTGTTGATTGGACCGTTGAAGAGGTTGAATCATACATTGACCATCAAGGTGAAAAAATCCCTACTGGACAAAAATCTCTTGTCCGTTCTACTGACGGTAAAATTCTTACCAACGTAGGCAAAGATTGGCACCCATGCCAGAATGCAACAGCATTCGAATTTTTCAATGAGTTTGTACTTGCTGGAGATATGGAAATGCATACAGCAGGTTCTTTGAAAGATGGCAAGTATGTTTGGGCCCTCGCAAAAATCAAAGAATCCTTTGATGTATTTGGTGGTGACCAAGTTGATTCATACCTGTTGTTTTCTAACCCTCATCAGTACGGTAAGGCAATCGATGTACGGTTTACGCCTATCCGTGTTGTATGTAACAACACACTCACATTTGCTATTGAGCGTGATGCACGTCGGGCAGCTAAGGTTGGTCACCGTACCGAATTTAACCCAGACAGTGTAAAAGAAACTTTAGGTTTGGCTCACGAGAAATTTGCCACATACAAAGACATGGCACAATATCTTGGCTCGAAACGTTTCACAGTCGAATCACTGTTGCACTACTACAACGAAGTGTTTCCATTGTCTACTGGAGAAAAACAAGAAGTTGTTACAGCTGAAAATCTTTCACGCCCAGCAAAGCAAGCACTCGATGTTCTGGACTCACAACCAGGTGCCGAGTTTGGTGAAGGATCCTGGTGGCAGGCATTCAACTCTGTCACATATATGACAGATCACGTACAAGGTCGGTCCGCTGACTCTCGTCTGTTTAACCAGTGGTTCGGTTCTAACCAGTTGCGTAAAGTGAAAGCAGCAGAGAAAGCGGTTGAATTTGCAAACGCTGCATAAAATATTCGAATATTTATCGCTGCATAATAAAGTTTATCAAGAACCTGCTATTCCTCGGATCCCAGAAAAATTCATTCTGGGATCCATAGCAGAAATAGAAGAAAGGTATGAATTGGTTACAACAAATCATCATGGCACATCTGGTTGGGATTCATTTCTTGCATGGAAAATAGATGATCCAGAATTCATTAAATGGGCACAACCCTATTTTGATTTTGATTTAACAGAGCATAAACGCACTTTTACCTACCAAGCTATGATGCCAGAGGTGACTAAACATAAGGATTTACATAGAAAATATGTTTATAATTATATTTTAGATGCTGGCGGTGATGAAGTGGATACAGTATTTTTTGATGATGTAACAGAAGATGCAAATGAATTGTTTAGGTTTAGAATACCTACACATAAATGGAATAGACTTCATGTTAAAACACCTCATGAGGTTGTAGGCCAAACAAAAAGGAGATTAGGTATTACGGTTTGTAAAGTTACAAAACAACCATGAGACATGATATACATGAGGATTGGATAGAGTTCTTTTATAAAAAGAGATACTCATATGAGCCATACTGGGACTATATGGCAAGAAGAATGAAAGAGGAAGTAAATAATGAAACTAGTGACAGACAGCAAAGATCCTTACCTAGTAGGGATACTTGATTCCGACCAAGAGGTTCCTGATATTACAAATTGGGTCAGTACTCTTAATAAAGATTTAATGGATTCTGGTTTTGAAAATTATCAGTATGATGTTATTAAAAGAGGCAAAAAACTCTACATAGAACAACGAAAGGGGCGCTGAGCCCCTTTTTTTATTTTATATAAATAGGGGTAATAACCTAGACAAAAGAGGTATCTATGATTAACTTTAATACATATTTAAGTGAGGCAGGAGCAGGAGCCGAACGACAAGAAAATGGATTTGTAAAAGCTATCAATGATGCTTTTAAACTTGCTAAAAAAGGTATTACAGTTAAGACAAATGATATGACTGTGCGTGATATTGTGAAGGCAGAAAAATTTACTGGAAGAAGTAAAGCAAATACCGAACCATATACCGATGTTATTATTACAACATCTAGGAATAAAAAATATAATCTTTCAATGAAAGGTAATTCTGCGCCCTCTCTTGCTGGTGGTGGACTTGCAGGCATGGAACTTGTAATACCAGGTATTGGTATGAAGTTTATGAAAGCAGCTTTGGCGCATCATAAAAAGAGTTTAAAGCCTGGTGAAAAAGTACCAGACCTATTTGCAAAACTCAATGATAAAGATAAGAACCTACTTGTAATCGGTAATGCTTCCATGGGCGGTCCAATTCATTACATGTACATTGGTCCTATGGATGTTGTATCTAGCTTTGATGAAAAGAAAAATATCTTAACATTGAATGGTAAAATTTCTGATGCTAAGAAATATGCAAACTCAAAAGACTTGTTCTTTAGATTAAGAGCACGCAGAGAGGATCAGACATTTGATCCTACGAAAAAAGATAGAGCAGGTATTCCAACTGTATACGGCAAATCTCCTTCACGTGGTGATAGTAAAGGTAGAATAGTTGTGACAGATAAACCATCTAAATCAAGATCACAGATTATTTTTTAAGGTATTATAAATGGATAACTTCTCTAATTTTATAACGGAACAAAAGAATACTCATATGACGCATATTGAGGATGCTGTCATATATGGCGGCGTGAATGGTGCACGAGAAAGTATTTTGGCTCTCAGATCTGTACGAGATATGTTAAAAGGGGAACATGATGGAAATGTTTCTGTTAAGTGGGATGGTGCTCCTGCTATTTTTGCTGGTACTGACCCTAGTGATGGAAAATTCTTTGTTGCAAAGAAAGGAATCTTCAATAAAAATCCTAAAGTGTATAAGACTGCTGCTGATGTTGATGCTGATACTAGTGGTGATCTTGCTAGTAAATTAAAACTTGCACTCAAAGAATTACCTGCAATAGGTATTAAAGGTGTCATTCAAGGTGATTTTTTATACGGACCTGGTGACGTTAAAACTAAAAAGATTAAAGGAGAATCCTATATTACATTTCATCCCAATACTATTGTTTATGCCGTTCCAAGCAATAGCCCAACGGCGAAGAATATCACATCAGCGAAACTGGGGATTGTCTGGCACACCACATACAAAGGCTCATCATTCGAAACGATGTCGGCCTCTTATGGAGTAGATACTTCTAAGTTTAGATCGAAAACTGTTTGGTCACAAGATGCAATGTTAAGAGACCTTTCAAAATATACAATGACGAAAAAAGAAACTGGAGCCGTAAATGTACATCTTTCAAATGCTGGTAGAATATTCAACAAAATTTCTGGGACTACTCTTCGGACGATTGAAGCGAACCCAACGCTCGCTCAGCATATCGAAACACATAACAATACCTATGTCAGAGCAGGATCCGTTATCGGAAATACAGCACGACATGTATCCAGTCTTATCAAATGGATTTCAGCAAAGTATAAAAAAGAAATTGATTCAAGAAAAACTGAAAGAGGTAAGGGAGCTCAGCAGGCAAAACTAGATGCTCTTCTTGATTTTTTCACACCACAAAACAAAAATAGCCTAAAATTGTTGTTTGATTTACAAAAAGAATTAGTCTTAGCGAAACTAATCCTTATAAATAAACTAAATAAATTATCTTCTGTTAAAACCTTTGTGAAAACAAATAAAGGTTATGCTACCACTGGACCCGAGGGTTATGTGGCAATTGATAAAATTGGTGGTGATGCGTTAAAGATTGTTGATAGAATGGAATTTTCTTATAACAACTTTTCGCCGAATGTTTTAAAGGGCTGGGATAAAGGCCGATAATGGGGAAACCGAATGTTAAGATTTAAAGATATGTATGTAGTAGAGTATCGCCCAGGAGAGGATGAACTCACTAATTATCGTGCAAGCAGACGCCATCACATAGGCGAAGAAACTGTTGACGAAAAACTCTCAATGCAAGCAAGATTAAAAAAATCCCGAACAATGAAGCGAATTAAAGCTAAATTAAAAATGGGACGAAATAAGGCTGCACGTAAATTTGCAGATATGAAAACTCTTAAAAAGAGAGCTAAGAGACAAGCGTATAGGGCAATGTTTAAGAAATTATCAAAGGGTGCAACAAACATGGCACCTGGCCGTAAATCTGAAATTGAAGCCAGACTAAGAAAACCTGGCTTGTCAGCAAAAATTAATAGGAC